GCAAAAAAGAAGAAAAGGGGAAAGAAGCCATAACCTCTTTCTTCTCGTTTGCGCATTGTTAGCGTGCACCTTGGCCGTTTTACGTCCAAGAGGTACGCCTGCAGGCATTTAAGTAAATACTGTCAGGCACCAGCTTCCTTCGCGCTCACGCACCAGCACACCCCGTGATTAAACAACGAACCACCATCAACCAACCAGCACTTCCTGGTTAAGGTAGAATTCGCTGACGTCACAAATCACCCTACAACTTGAACTATTACCATCGTGAACATGACTTCCGCCGACAACTTTTTCGCTTCAATGCTTGAAGCTGGAGCGGGGTTCGGCCAACCCGACGCTTTCAAGTCCCAGACGGCCAAGGGTGATAGGGGTCTGATTGACTTCGACTTCACGGGTGGTGGCCAAAACGCCAAGTCCATGGCCCAGCAGCTGCTCTCGCCTGGCAGTTGGACATTGCTCCAGCAGCTAAGCGGGGAAGAGGTGCACCAGGTGGCAGTCTATTATTCGCTTGAACGCGAAGGGGCCGATCTGTCATCGCCAAACTTGCGACAGACCACGGTGGTGTACCCCGAGCCCTCCTCCCGCAAGGAGACCGCGTTGGCTTGTCGCGGAGGCACAAGTCGCGTGGAAAGCATTGGGGTCGACGTTGCTGAACGCGCACTAGCCAACTATACGCGTAGCGTTAGCACTAATTCAGCACCTGGTGCCGGATCGGCGCAGCATCATGCGCATCTTACGCAGATGCACAAGCACGTCGAGAGCCTGTTGGTTGTGATGTGGCTCATTCATCTGGATGTAGCCGCGGGTGCTGAGCCTGTCGTCGCGCTGGATCAGATGGGTGTGCACGCGGGACTGTCGAACGTGACTGACCCGGCTAACGAGTGTGAGGAAGCCAAGTCGATAGACGGGGTTAGGCTGCATGTCAATTCGTGCGATAACACGACAAAAGCGCTACTCGCTGCGGCCTGTGATTACAACGCCATCGCCAACTTGGGCCGGCGCGCGGAGCGCTACAAGTGGACTCCCTCGCGCCTCACGTTGTACGGAGGTCTTATGAGCGCATCAGTCAACGTACCGCTCACGAACCCAAACGCTACTGCTAGGGCAATCATCTCCTTCGGGCATCGATTCGCGTCACCCAGTGAGATGTCGGCCGCGCTGGAAACCGCGTTGCTGCTGTATGGACTCGAGGACGGCGGAACGCGTGTTGTTCTCGACGTGCCTGCACCCCAGCTACATGAAGATTCGCACAGACTGCCGATGACTACGTCTGGGCTGGCGCGCACTCGAGAGCTCGCCGGCTCGGCTATTGTCGCCTTGTCCTTGTTTCTGGGCCGGGCGTACATGCAAGTTGCTGGCGCCGTACTCAGGTCAGCCGTGCTCACGACTGGCGCCAAGGATCTACACGGGGCTGAGCACTTCCTACGACGCAATCACGAACTGTTGCAGGTCGCGGCCGGTGCGCATCTCGCGCAGACATGGGGCCAACTTCACCCTAATTACATTCACCACGGAACGATGTTGCACGTCAATTTCGTTCGTGCGTGGCAACAGCTGGGTGTGCTGCATGCCCTCATGGCGGGGTGCGTGACAGATGGCTCAATCTTCGAGACAGTCACCAACGCGCTCGAGCTCGGTACGGCTCTAGACACCACAGTCACGGACTCACCTTCATTAGGCCAGAGTCGCGCAGACGAAATGGTGACCTGGTACATACTGAGTGAGCTGCTTCGCGACGGCGGTGAACATTTGAACGGGTCTCGTGCCGCGATCAAACGCTCGCTTGGCGCATCAACCCGGCTTCATGCTGAAACTCGACTGTATGCGGGAACCAGAGCACGATTCATAATATCAGGCTTGGGCGCGCCGCTATTGCTGCGCACGGTTGACAACTCGACGCTAGCACTTGACCCCACGCCGCAGGAAGCCGCCGAGTCCAATGTAGCTGAAGTTGACACCGGCAACGATACGGCACTCGGGCAGTTGGCGGATCGGCCGGCTTTGCGAGGTGAAGACTGGGTCAATGCCCTCGTGACCCAGCGAGGCCCGATCGCGTCAACAGTAATGCAGCGGGCAAAACCTCCTGTGTACAAGGCTGGCCGCAGCAATGGCACGCAGATTGTGATAGAGCGCCTGCCTGAGGACGCGCGCCTATCCGTGGGCCGAGCATCGCGGCTAGGCTGGGGCCCAGAACCCACGCCCGGCGACGGCATGCTATGTGGCGCTCGCGCTATTACGCAGTCGCTGCGTGCGGTGGCAGCGCTTCGTAACGAGCCTGAACCACTGTACGATACGGTTCGCACTGCAGTTCAGTTCGCTATGACGGACGAGCAGCGCCAACTGGCTGAAGTGGCAGGCGTAGCTACCGGGATCGACAACTTCACCGTGGACCAGTTAACCGCCGGCCTGCAACAACTCGGCGACTATCGCTTAGGCGTGGTCACGTCAGTCAACGGGCAGGGGAACGTGGTCGTATACGGTCCTGGCGATGGCGAAATAGTGTTAGTGCATCATGATGGGCGCTCCCACTGGAGTAGTATCGGACCTAGAGGCATTCGTTCGCTCGGGCTAGCCTGACACTAAGCAATCACCACTGGCACCTCGAAACGGCAACTCGACTGGTACTGTTCTTACGGCTTCACTATTCTTTCCTTTCATTTCTTGACGCTAGGTCAACCCTTGGGCTGGACCCTGGGGAGGATCGCACATGCGCTCTAGAAATTGTGTTTACTATTCTTTCCTTTCATTTCTTGACGCTAGGTCAACCCTTGGGCTGGACCCTGGGGAGGATCGCACATGCGCTCCAGAAATTGTGT